CTAGCCGTAATGTGTTGCAGTAATGTTGACTGATTCGGCCCGCTGTGAAGCGCGCCTGGCCCCGTGCGGCGAAAGCCGTCTGAAGGAGTTTTTTCCATGCCGAAGCTGCATGAGTTGCAGGAATCCCGCACCGCCGCCGTCGCGGAAATGCGCGCCCTGGCGGACACCGCCGAAACCGAAAAGCGCGACCTCACCGCCGACGAGGAAACCAAGTTTGGCGACCTCAAGACGAAGATCGCGGACTTCGACAAGAAGATCGCCCGTGCGCAGACCTTGGCGGAAGCCGAGCGCAGCGCGCCGGCAATCGTACACGGACGAATTGGCGACGGACAATTCGAGGAACGCGCCCGCGACTTCAGTGTCGTGAAGGCAATCCGCGCTTCTCTTCCTCGCGACATCGGCGGCGGCGACGTTGACGCCGGATTCGAGCGCGAGATTTCTCAGGAAGTGGCGCGGCGTTCCGAGCGCAAGTTTCAGGGCATCGCGATTCCCGATCAGGTTTTCGTGCAAGAACGCCGGACACTGCTGGCAGGCTCTACCGCGGCGGACCTGGTTCCGAACGTGCACCGCGCCGATCTATTCATCGACCGCCTTCGTGCATCTCTCATCACCGGCCGCCTTGGCGCAACGGTTCTCGACGGCCTTGTCGGCACTGTCGATATTCCGCGTCAGACAGGATCGAGCACGGCACAATGGGTTGACGAGGACGGTTCGCTCACCGAAACCGACGCGGCGTTCGATGACGTGACGCTCTCGCCAAAGACAGTTGGCGCGATGACTTCATATTCGCGGCGCACGCTGTTGAACAGCTCGCCGTCAATCGAGCAAATCGTGCGCAACGACCTCGCCGCTGTCATCGCTGGCGCAATCGACTCCAAGGCGATGGTTGGCACTGGCGAATCGAACACACCCAAGGGCATCGTGCACGTCGATGGCACGCATGAAGTCACCTTCACAACCGATCCGACGTGGGCCGAAATTCTCGATTTCATCGCGAGCATCGACACCGCGAACGTGACAGACGGCGGGCGCGGCTGGGCAATGGCCGCCCTCGCGGTCAAGAAGCTCCGTTCGACCACGCGCGTTGCCGATGACGGCTCGGCGGGCTTCATCATGGATTCCCCGAATGCGCTGGCTGGTTATCCCGCTGCCGTGACTTCGGCCCTGCCCGGCGCGCTTTCCAATGGCGGTTCGCCCCCGGCGCCAATTCCCGCGACGATGATCTACGGCGACTGGTCGAACCTCTTGATTGGCTACTGGTCCGGTATCGACCTGCTGGTCAATCCCTACGAGACGACCGCCTACGCCAAGGGCCGCGTCCTGGTCCGCGCCATGCGCGACGTGGACGTGCAAGTACGTCACCCGGAAGCGTTCGCCTGGACCGACTCCATGCCAGTGACGGACGCAGCCTAATCGGGGGCGACGATGATTGAACGTCGCGCCGCAATCGAGCTAAGGGCCGCGGGGGGCAAAACTCCGCGGCTCCAAGGCTATGCGGCCGTTTTCGACTCCCCGTCTCAGGACCTTGGCGGCTTCATCGAAGTGGTGAAGCCGGGGGCCTTCACCCGCACACTGAAAACCGACCGCGACCCGCTGGCCTTGGTGCAGCACATGCCGCAGCTCGTGCTCGGCCGGCGCTCCGCGGGGACACTTCGTCTTTCACAAGACAGCCGGGGCCTCGCATTCGACATTGACGTGCCCAATACCACGGCAGCGCACGACCTTCTCGTGAGCGTGGAGCGCGGCGATATTCGCGGTGCCTCGTTCGCCTTTTCAGTGCCGAAGGGCGGCGACGCCTGGCGCGAGGACGGCGGGAAGATGATCCGCACGTTGACCGATGTGGATTTGCACGAAATCACCGTGACGGCAAACCCTGCTTACACGGACACAACGGTTGCGCTCCGGGCCTTGAACGGCTTGGCCCGCTCCTATCCCTTCCGCCTTGGCGCGCTGCGTCGCTTCCTGGAGACATGCTGATGCAACGTGACGTGCTCCACGTCGAGACGCGCGAGGCGCCAGCGCCGTCCTCGTGGGACCTGATGCGCACCGGGACGGTTGACACCGCCGCGGGAATGCCGGTCTCGCCGCACATGGCGGAAAATCTCAGCGCCGTCTTTGCCTGCGTCCAAATCATTTCAGAAACGGTCGCGACACTTCCTCTCGTCACGTACCGCCGCACGGCCAACAGGGTGAGAAACCCCGATCCGCTCTGCCCTGTTGGCCGACTTTTCTCCGGTGATCCGAACGAGAATCAGACCGCGCCAGAATTCATTGAGATGATGACTGCGCATTGTCTGTTGCGGGGCAATTCCTATGCGGAGATTGTCCGCGACACGCGCGGCCAGCCCGTGCAGCTCGTGCCGTTTCATCCCGATTGGGTGAGCGTCGTGCGCTTCGCCGGCACGCGCCGAATTGCCTATGACGTGTCCATGCCGGAAGGCGGCACGCGGCGCCTGCTGTCCGATGAAATGCTGCACCTGAAGGACCGGAGCGACGACGGCATTGTTGGCAAGAGCCGTTTGCACCGGGCGCGCGAGACTTTCGGAACGGCCGCGGCGACGGAACGCTTCGCAGCGTCCACCTTCCGCAATGGCGCGGCTCTTTCCGGTGTTTTGATTCATCCCGATCAAATCGGCGAGGAAGCAGCGAAGAATCTGCGCACCTCTTTCGAGAAAATCTATTCCGGCACAGAAAACGCGGGCCGCGTTGGCATTCTGGAAGAGGGCCTAAAGTGGCAGGCGATCAGCGTCAGCGCCGAAGATGCGCAGATGCTCGAATCCCGCCGCCTGGGCGTCGAGAATATCGCTAGAGTTTTTCGCGTACCGCCGCCGGTCCTGGGCGACTTGAGCAACGGCAGCTACAACAATGTGAGCGAACTGGGCCGCTGGTTCTATGCACACACGATTCAGCCCTGGCTCGTGCGCTGGGAAAAGCTCATTGAGCGTGCGCTTTTCAGCGAAGCCGGACGGGCCTCCTACGAAGTGGAATTCGACACCGATCTATTGCTTCGCGGCGACATGCTGCAACGGTTCCAAGCGTATCGCATCGGCCGGGAAATCGGCCTCTACAACGCGAACGACTTGCGAGGCTTTGAGAAGATCAATCCGCGCACCGACCCGGAAGCGGACGCTTTCCTGTCGCCCGCGAACATGAACCGCGAACAGACTGGCGAGCCGAAAAAAGTTCCTGCAGGGGATTAGGCGTGAGTGCCCCGCGCGTTCCTTTCCGCGAAAACCGCGCCAGCCCGTGACGGTTCGAGAAGCCGGGCGCGGGCAAGATTACAAGGGGCCGGCAAGTGTTCGCGAAACAGCCGAGAACCCCGAAGCCGAAAGCGAAGTCCTCGGGCCCGCGTCTCGCGAAGGACCGCGAGCGCGCGCTGGTAGCGGCAGTCGCCAATGTCCTCCGAACCGGCCAGCCAACTCTGTTTCGTTTTGAAGCGTCATGCCGGCGCGGCGTTCGGATCGAATTGATCGGCGCGGGTTGGCGATGGGCGACTGCCGACGCTCAGGCGGCGGCGATCACCGAACGCGCACTCAACCGGATCGGCGCGCGCCGGCCGACGTGGGCAGAGGGGCAACCGCAAGCCCATGCAACGGACCTCGTTTATTGCGCCGGGCCTGACTGCACCAGCGCCGTCAGCGACCGCCGCGTCTATTGTTCCGTGGCGTGCATGATCCGCGCGAAAAATCTGCACCACGCACAAGAACGTCGCGTGGAGCTGGCGGCGGCCGAAGCGGCGCGACGGGCAGCAAAACGCGCGAAGGCACCCTTCCGCCCGTGCGCGACGTGCGGACGGCCGTTCCAGTCGCTCAAGCAAAGCAATCGACCGGAACAGCGATTTTGCTCGAAATCATGCGCCGCCACGTGGGGCAACAGCCAGCGCGCGCATCCCTGGCGCGGCGCATCGGCGGACGCGGCAAATGCCTAGTGCCCCCGGCTGCTGATTCGTACGAGGGCCGGCACGAGTCGGCCTTTTGCTTGTGGAGTCAGTGGCTTGGTAAATATTGAC